ATGGACCCAGGCTCTAACAACTTCGTTGCTAAGAAAATTGGTTCTTCAGATGGTGAGTTTGCATTAATTTCAAGATATGTAATGGTTGAAATGGCTGAAAATGCCCCAATTGACGCATTACCTTGTGGATTTAATGGTTACACTCAAAGAATTTATGAAAGTGCTACAAATCAAGGACCTAATATTGTTTACAAAACAAGATATTTTTATCCTCAAGAAACAATTTGGAATCCTCCTTTTGGAAATACATCAGGTGGACCTAACACTACTTTAGCTCCTGGTGATGTTATAAGAAGAACATATCTAGGTTTCTCATCTTACTATGGTATTGATGATTCTTTCCTACAATATTTGGGACAACAAAACACTCAAATTGATTGGGCTGATACAACTGAATCTATTCCTTGGAACGGACTTACTAAAGGTTTCCATATGGACTCAGGTGCTACTGTAATTTCAATAGGAAATATCTACACAACTAGTGGACAACCAGCATATGAGTGTGGTGTAGCTAACTTTACAGCTGACCCTGAAACTCAAGAAAACCCTTACTACTTCATTTATTCAAGAAAATTCACAGTATGTTTTGCTGGTGGATTTGATGGATGGGACATTTATAGTGAACATAGAACAAATATCCAAATGCTACAGGTCAAGGACTGTTCAAGAGAATTGTTGTAGAAAACAATACTCAAGACTTTGCTAACACTGACTACTACGCTTATTTGTTGGGTATTTTGACATACCGTAACCCTGAATCAACTAACATTAACGTTTTCGCAACTGCAAGTATCGACTACGTAAATAACTCTAACTTGTGTGAAGAAGCAATCGACATGATACAGTTCCAAAGAGCTGACTCTGTTTATATTGTTACTACACCTGACTACGATATGTATAGTCCTGATGGAAGTGACTCACTACAAATTATTTACCCTCAGGAGGCTGTAGATAATTTGGATAACACAGGAATTGACTCTAACTATACTTCAACTTACTATCCTTGGATTTTAACAAGGGATACTGTTAACAACACACAAATCTATCTACCAGCAACTGGTGAGGTTTGTAGAAACTTAGCTTTGACTGACAACATTTCCTTCCCTTGGTTCGCAACAGCGGGTTACACAAGAGGTTTGGTAAATTCTATCAAAGCGAGAGTTAAGTTGACACAAGAAGATAGAGATACTCTTTATCAAGGTAGAATTAATCCTATCGCAACATTTGCTGATGTAGGAACCGTAATTTGGGGTAATAAAACACTACAAGTTGCAGATACCGCACTTAACAGATTAAACGTAAGAAGATTGTTGTTACAAGCTCGTAAATTAATTTCAGCTGTAGCGGTTAGATTGTTGTTCGAACAGAACGACCAAATCGTGAGACAACAGTTCTTGGATAGTGTGAACCCAATCCTCGATGGAATTAGAAGAGATAGAGGTCTTTACGATTTCCGTGTAACAGTTTCTTCTTCTCCTGAAGATTTGGACAGAAACACATTAACAGGTAAAATTTACCTTAAACCAACGAAAGCTCTTGAGTTCATTGATATTGAATTCTTTATCACACCAACAGGAGCTTCGTTCGAAAATATCTAATAAGGAAGGGGGGATTAGCTCCCCCCTTTTTTTAGCCTTTTATGGAACCTATTATTAAAGAAGCTTTTATAGATGAAACAACCCCCGAACTCAAGTATTATGCTTTTGATTGGGATGATAATATTGTCCATATGCCGACCGAAATTATCTTATTAGATGAAGATGGTAATGAGGTAGGTATGAGTACAGAAGATTTTGCGAAGTACAGGACGGACATAGGAAAAAAAGATATTAATTATAAAGGAAAAAAAATTACTGGTTTTGCGGAAAACGCTTTCAGAAATTTTAGAACTGAGGGAGACAAGAAGTTTATAACAGATTCCCTCAAAGCAAAATTAGGACCCGCTTTTAAAGACTTCAGAGAAGCTATTAACAATGGGTCCATTTTCTCTATCATCACAGCCAGAGGACACAACCCAAACGCAATTAAAGAATCGGTCTACAACTACATTTTAACTGGTTTCGGAGGTATAAATAAAGATGAACTTTTGAAAAATTTACGGAAGTACCGTTCTTTTGTTGGTGAAGAAGAGATGGATGATGATGAGTTAATTAAGACATACTTAGCAATGAACAAATATTTTCCTGTGACTTTTGGGGACGAAAAAAATGCGATTAATCCTGAGGAGGCTAAAGTAATGGCGATGCAAGATTTTGTGGATTACATTAAAGGTATGGCTGCAGTTCTTAACAAAAAGGCCTTTCTTAAAAAAGATATAGGAAATAAATTCATTCCTTCTAAACCAGTTATTGGATTTTCTGATGATGATTTAAGAAATGTAGAAGTAATGAAAAAGGCTTTTAAAAATAAACCAGAGATAAAAACTTATTCTACTGCTGGAGGCAAGAAGAAAGAAGTAAAATAATATTTATCATTTCGTGAAAAAAGTAAATAGAAATATTTTCTAACACCCTATATTTATAGGATATAAACAATAGAAACAAAATTATAATAACATGGCTGATTTACTGATGAAAATGCCAATACCTTATGAACCGAAACGACAGAATCGATTCATTCTTAGATTTCCTTCTTCATTGGGTATAAATGAGTGGTTTGTTGAATCTGCAGCAAGACCATCTATTAAAATCGCATCAAAAGAAATTGAATTTTTGAATACGTCGACTTTCGTTGCGGGAAGATTTAATTGGGACCCAATTTCCGTTAAGTTCAGAGACCCAATTGGTCCTTCAGCAGCACAAGCACTTATGGAGTGGGTACGTTTACACGCCGAGTCTGTGACAGGTCGTATGGGATATGCTGCGGGTTACAAAAAAGATATCGACCTCGAAATGTTGGACCCAACGGGTGTTGTTGTAGAAAAATGGATTTTATACGGAACATTCTTAACCTCTGTAAACTTTGGTTCATTAGCATACAACACAGACAACTTAGCTGATATTACAGCGGAACTTAGAATGGACAGATGTGTGTTAGTATACTAATACTCTTTATTAAAAATCAATAGCATTTATATTTAACCGTAAAGACATAAACTTTACGGTTATTTTTTTATATGGAAGATAAATCAAGAGAATTCGGTCAACAGTTTTTAAGTTTACCACACGACGTAGTACCACTCCCCTCAGGAGGGAGATTTTATAAAAACAAAAAGAAATCCCTCAAGGTTGGATATTTGACAGCCGCAGATGAGAATATCTTATTGGGTGGTACAGATGATATCACAGGTTCTTTATTAAGAAACAAAATCTATGAACCTGATATGAGGATTGATGATTTGTTAGAGGGAGATGTTGAAGCGATTTTGATTTTCTTGAGAAACACATCATTTGGTCCTGAAATGCAACTAACTTTGATTGACCCTCAAACTAAAAAGAGTTTTGATACAAATGTTAGATTGGATGAATTGGATATAAAACAACCGAAACAAGAACCAAACGAAGACGGAACATATAACACCACACTACCAAAGTCGGGAGTTAATGTCAAATTAAAAATTCTAACCTACGGAGAACAAACGGAACTTCAAAAAATTTTGGACTCATATCCACAGGGTAGAGTACCACCTAAGGTAACACTTTTATTACAAAGACAAATATTGGAGGTAGATGGTAATTCGGACAAGGGAGAAATTGCGAAATTTGTTGAACAACTCCCAATATCAGATTCCAAATACATAAGAAATTTCTTGTTTGATAATGAACCAAGATTAGATTTAAGAAGAGTTGTAATTGCCCCATCAGGAGAAAGACTAACCGTGAACGTTAGTTTTGGGGTTGAATTTTTTCGCCCTTTCTTCTGATTATAGAAAAAACCAATTAGACGAGTTTTATTATTTAAGTACACTCCTTAAGGTAAGTTATTCAGACTTCCTAATCATGCCCATATTTGTACGGAAATATCTTTTGGATAAGTGGATAGAGATTAATTCACCAGAAAAATAAAAAATCTCTATTTATAGAAAAAAACACAAATGTTTTTTCAGACAACAGACGAACAGAATGAAGCTGCAAAACAGGCGGTTAAAGCCACGGATTTTAGTGCACTATCTGCTGAGTTAGATAAGACCCTGAAAAGGATGACGGATTTGAAAGAGGGGGCATCAGGACTTTTTGATATGTTCGAAGACTTGATTATTCAATCTGAGGAATTGAATAAGACCTTTGTTGGTGGTAGATTGAGAATACAGGAGATGCAAAAAGCGATAAACGACGCTGCTCCTGATGTAGTACGTTTAGGGGGAACATATGAAGATGTTAGTAAGACTATTAGTGAAATTGCTGCTGGTACAAGAACTCAAATTGTTGCATCAACAAAAGATGTAAGGGAGTTATTTGCTGCAGGAGAAATTATAGGAACATCGGTACTGAAAATAGTAGACGCCTTTGATAAAGTAGGAATAAGTTACGACAACATTGCAGAGAACTTAGCAGATTCCATAAGTTACGTTCAAGGAATAGGACAAAATGCGAAAGTGGTTATGCAATCCGTTGTTGCAAACACAGAACAACTTTCGAGATTTAATTTTGCGAACGGAGTTCAAGGGTTAACAAAAATGGCGGCACAAGCCTCAATGATGAGGTTTGATATGTCCAAAACATTTGATTTTGCCGAAAAAATGTTAGACCCTGAAGCGGCTATCGAAATGTCATCAGCTTTCCAAAGACTTGGAGTATCCGTTGGTAATCTAACCGACCCCCTTTCCCTTGTTAATCAATCTTTAACAGACCCATCAGGTTTACAGACTTCTCTGATAAACATGACAAAGCAATTCACTTATTTCGACGAACAAACAAGGAGTTTCAAGATTAATCCTCAAGGAATTTTGACAATGAGAGAGCTGGCTAACGCCACAGGAATAAGTGCAGCAGAGTTGAGAAAAACCG